CCAGCGGCCCTTGGTGCAAGCAGGGGGACTTTATCCTTGTGCGCCCCCATTCCGGTACCCGACTGAAGATTCACGGGCGTGAGTTCAGGATCATTAACGACGATTCCGTGGAGGGTATCGTCGAAGACCCTCGCGGTATCAGCAGAGCCTAGGAGGCACAAATGGTTGATAATACTAAGGAAAAAGACCCAAAGGACGACTTTGAGTTTGAAATAGAGAAGCCCGAAATTGAGATTGAGGACGACACTCCGGTAGAAGACCGGGGTAAGACCCCGATGCCCAAGGCTCTGGTTGATGAGCTAGAGGCCGACGAGTTGGAGGAATACTCCGACAAGGTCAAAACCCGTCTGAAGCAGATGAAGAAGGTCTGGCACGACGAGCGCCGCGAGAAGGAGATCGCCCTCCGGGAACATCAGGAGGCTATTAACCTCGCTACTAGGGTTATGGACGAGAATAAACGGCTGAAAAGCACCCTATCTCAGGGGGAACAGACGCTCGTTAGTACCTATAAGAACGCTGCCGAGCTGGAGATGGCCGCAGCCAAGAAGTCTTATAAGGAAGCCTATGAGTCCGGGGACTCGGATAAGGTTGTCGAAGCTCAGGAAAAGATGACCAATGCGGGTTATCGGCTGGAGCAGATCAAGGGTTATAGACCTACTTTACAAGAACCAGAGAATGAGATACAAAATACTCAGGACGTGGCTCAAATACCCCGTCCAGACTCCAAGACGATGGCGTGGCAAGAGCGCAATCCGTGGTGGGGTACGGACGTGGAGATGACATCCCTAGCACTAGGGCTGCATCAGAAGCTAGAAAGAGATAACGGCAAGCAATTTGTCGGCTCTGACGATTATTGGCAGCGTGTTGACGAAACAATGCGTCGCCGTTTCCCGGAGTATTTCGGGGAAGAAAAACCGACGAACGGGGGCGGCAAGCCCGTTTCGCGCAACGAATCACGGGCTGCCACAGTAGTTGCTCCAGCATCTCGCAGCACCTCCTCCAAAAAGATCGTGCTGAAACAGTCGCAAGTAAACATTGCGAGAAAACTTGGTTTAACCCCCGAGCAGTACGCCCGGGAAATGCAGAAGTTGGAGAACTAAAATGGCCGAGACCAGACTTGCACGCGAACTTGAAAGCCGTACCCAGACCGAGCGTCCCAAATCATGGCAACCGGCTTCGGCCCTGCCTGAACCGGATAAAGAGCCCGGATATGCGTACCGGTGGATTCGTGTTTCGAACCTGAATGTAGCCGACCCGAGCAATGTATCTGCGAAGATGCGCGAAGGTTGGGAACCAGTAAAGGCCGAAGAACAGCCCAAGTTCCAAATGATGGTTGACCCCAATAGTCGTTTTAAGAACAACATTGAGGTCGGTGGATTGTTGCTCTGCAAGATTCCCGAGGAGTTCATGGTTCAACGCAGCGAACATTTCGCCAAGAAGAACCAAGACCAAATCGACTCTGTAGACAATAATTTTATGCGCGAGAATAACCCGAAGATGCCGCTCTTCAGTGAAAGGCGCTCTTCGTCCTCGTTTGGCAAAGGCAAATAACTAGGAGAAAATAATGGCATATCCCTCTGTCACGGCCCCGTATGGGCTTCTTCCGATCAATTTGATCGGCGGGCAGGTCTTTGCTGGTGCTACTCGCCAGATTCCGATTGCTTCCAACTCCGCGACGGCCATCTTTTATGGTGACGTTGTGAAGCTGGCGAGCACCGGTCTTCTGGTTCAGGACACTGGCACAGACGCTGCTACTCCCGTTGGCGTTCTTCTCGGCTGCTCCTACACGGACGCAACCTACGGAAAGACGTTCCGTCAGTACTATCCCGGCGCTGTCAATGCTTCGGACATCGTTGCCTTCGTGGCCGATGACCCGGATCAGCTGTTCAAGGTCGCGGTAGTGTCTAGTACCACTGTGGTCTCTTTCGTTAACCGCACTGCCGTTGGTAACAACGCTGTTCTGGTTCAGAACGTCGGTTCCACGATTACTGGTAACTCTGCGGTGGCTATTAATACCACTACAGCTACTACCAATACGTTCCCCATTCGCATCATCGACGTGATTCCGGACACCGCTATTGCGGGTAACGCCGGTTCTTTCACCGAAGTTATTGTGAAGTGGAATGTGCCGACAACCGGCGCTGTTGGTGGGCACCAGTATACCCAAGCTACCGGCGTTTAAGGAGAACATGACAAATGGCTATTTCACGCGCACAACTTCTTAAGGAACTCCTTCCCGGCCTGAACGCCTTGTTTGGTCTGGAATATGCTCGTTACGGCGAAGAGCATAAGGAAATCTTTGAGACCGAAACTTCGGAACGCTCGTTCGAAGAAGAAACCAAGCTGTCCGGCTTTTCGGCTGCTCCGGTTAAGAATGAAGGTTCTGCCATTGCTTATGACAATGCGCAGGAAGTCTTCACTGCCCGCTATAACCACGAGACGGTTGCTCTTGGGTTTTCGCTGACGGAAGAAGCCATCGAGGACAACCTCTATGACTCTCTGTCTTCGCGTTATACCAAGGCTCTGGCTCGTGCCATGGCGTATACCAAGCAGACCAAGGCTGCTGCGGTTCTGAATAATGGCTTCAGCTCCTCCTATGCGGGTGGTGATGGTCAGCCTTTGTTCAGCGCTTCGCATCCGCTGGTTTCCGGTGGTGTCAACTCCAACATCTCCGCCACACCTACCGACCTGAATGAAACCAGCCTCGAAGCTGCCGTAATTCAGATCGCCGCTTGGACGGATGAACGTGGCCTGCTCATCGCAGCTAAGCCGCGTAAGTTGATTGTCCCACCGAGCCTGATGTTCGTTTCGACCCGTTTGCTGGAAACTGAACTCCGCACCGGTACTGCCGATAACGACATCAACGCTCTGAAGAGCAACGGTTCGATCCCGGAGGGTTACACTGTTAACCACTACCTGACCGACACCGACGCTTGGTTCCTGACCACGGACGTTCCGAATGGTTTGAAGCACTTTATCCGCGCAGCGATGACGCAGTCGATGGACGGAGACTTCGATACCGGCAACGTTCGTTACAAGAGCCGCGAGCGTTATTCGTTCGGCTTCTCTGACCCACTGGGCATGTTCGGCTCGGCTGGTGCCTAACTAAGATTAGGGGGAAGGGGATAAAACCCCTTCCCTTTTTTCTAATAGGCTGTATGTTTTAGATATCTAGGGTCCCTTACCCGCACCGACTGTCCTAGCAGACGTTGTAGAGACGGTGTGGGGATGTGCTACAACACGGAGAATTTCCATGGCTCAGACTACTTTTCAAGGTCCCGTCCGTTCGCTGAACGGCTTCTTCACGCAGGGCCCCGGCAGTGTCATTAACCTGCCCAACGCCACGAACACCATTACGCTGGATGCCGCCACTTATGCTGGCCGTCTTATCCGCACCAACGACGCTACGCTGGTTATCACCCTGCCGTCGCTCAATGCCACGGCTGACCCGGTTTCGTCTGGTCCCGGTAGCGACCCTAACACCTTGAATAACATGGGTGTTTCCTTCTCTTTCTTGGTGGAAACCGCTGCTACGACTTGGAAGATCATCACCGCTGCGTCGCAGTTTATGGCTGGTTCCCTGCTGGTTATCGACACGGACACCACTGACACGGTGAATGGCTTCGCTTCTAGCTCCACGGCTACCCGTTCGGTTAACCTGAATGGCACGACCACGGGCGGCGCGATTGGTTCTCTTGTCACGGTTACGGCGCTGAACTCCACGATGTGGGCTGTTTCGGGTGTGGTAATCGGTTCGGGCACCATCGTCACGCCGTTTGCCAATTCGTAACCGGGAGCCAGAATGGCTATGCAAACAGATGTCCTTGCAACCGTACCGCTGACTACAACGGGGGCCTTTACCGATCAGGTCCCTGCCACCTTGGGGCGCTCCCGTATCAAAGGTGCCTATATTGTCTGCGGCGCGAACGCGGGTAGTGTGGTTATCTCGGACGGTAGTGGTGGTCCCACGTTGGTTACTTTCAACTCCCCCACTGTCGCCAACGCTGGCGCTATTACCGTGTTCTTACCCGGCGAAGGTATTCTCGCCCAGACGGGTCCGTTCGGCACGATGACAAACACGGCGTCTATCGTACTTTTCTACGGGTGATGCTGTGGCGGCAACCAAGGGTTACGAACTAGCGGGAAGGCGGCTCTTCATCGCTTTGCCAGCCTACGATTTCAAGGTTTCCTTGAAGTTGGCAGTGTCGTTGGCTAGCTTTGCCCAGTCCGCAGGTCAGCACGGTGTTAGTATCCAGATAGGCAGTATTTGCGGTTGCTCGGTAGTTTCCCGGGCCCGCAACCTACTGGCTAAGGACCTGCTAGAGTCCGACTGCACGGACCTGATCTTCATTGATTCTGACATCAACTTTGAACCGGACGACGTTTTCCGGCTTATGGCTTGGGCTTCGGACCCCAAAAAGGGCATCGTCGCCGGGGTTCCTCGCACGCGCAGCGAAGACAAGGTCTACATTACCGACCTCGATTATGACGAAAACAACCAGCTGACCATGAACGGCATGGGCCTAGTCCGTGCAAAGCGGGTGGCTACTGCCTTCATGCTGGTACGCCGTGAGGTCTTCGAAGTTCTGTCTTCCAAGCATCCTGAGTGGGAATACTACGACAAGCGGTCTGACCGCCGCCTGAACGCTATGTTCGACTTCAAGGTGACCGACGAGGGCTACATGGGGGAGGACTTCCTCTTCTGTGACCGCGCCCGTGCCGAAGGCTTCGAAGTCTGGATCGACCCCACCATCAAGCTCGGCCATATGGGCGTGCAAGAGTACAAGGGTGAGTTTGGCCGTGACGTGCTCTACCCCATGATAGTCCCTGACCAGAAGGTCTCAAATGGCTAAATCCCCGGCATGGACACGCAAAGAAGGTAAGAACCCCAAGGGCGGTCTAAACGCCAAGGGGCGTGCTTCCTACAATGCTGCCAACCCCGGGAAACCCGGCCTGAAGCGCCCGCAGCCTGAAGGCGGTGCCCGCAAGAAGTCATTTTGCGCCCGGATGTCCGGGATGAAGAAGAAGCTTACTAGCGCCAAGACCGCTAACGACCCCAATAGCCGGATCAACAAAAGCCTTAGGGCGTGGGATTGCTGACGTGGAAATGATGATCTGGAACATTGTTCTTACTGCTATTGTAGCAGGTATGGGGCTTTTGCTGAAGGGTAAGTTTGACGAGTTGGAGCGTCTTGGTATCCTTATGAACAAGACCCGGGAAGAGATTGCCCGAGACCATATTACTAGAGCGGAGTACAGCCGTGATCTTGACAAACTTTGTGACCGCTTTGATGCGGCTTTTCTACGGCTCGAAACCAAAATCGACGAAATCAACAAAAAAGGCTAAGGCCATGAAGAAGTATGCAGATGGTGGTAACGTAGCTTCTGGTACCCCTAACTACGGGTTTAACCAGATGAACCCCATGCCGGGTCAGACGATGGGCACAAATATGCCGACCCAGAACCCCGCGATGGGCACCAACCCCCCGGCGTTTAACGCTATGGGCCCCATGGCTAGCCGTCCTACCCCGTTCAAAAAGGGCGGTAAAGTAAAGGCCAAGGCCAAGAGCGCCCCGGCCAAGAGTTCAGCTTCCCGTCGTGGTGACGGTATCGCCACAAAAGGCAAGACAAAAGGAAAGATGCGCTAATGAAAAAGTCTAACAAGAAGATGGCTGCTCCCGCCGCTCCGATGGGCATGGGCATGAAGAAGGGTGGCTCCGCGAAGAAGATGAACATGGGCGGAATGTACGCCAAGGGTGGTTCGTTCCGCACTTCCACTGACGGTATTGCCACGAAGGGCAAGACCAAGGCCAAGCAGGTCACCATGAAGCACGGCGGTAAGATTTGAGACCGTCCCGGGGTATGGGCATTATGTCCCCCTCTAAGATGTCCAAGGTGAAGAAGTACGCTGACGGTGATTCGGTCAAGGAAAGCTTTGACCGGCTTGGCAAGGCCAATATCCGTCCGCGTCCTAAGGCTGAACCAAAGAAAGAAGCCCCGATGAAGCGGCTTCCCCCCAGCACTGAAGATATCGTTGGGGATAAGCCTCTGGTTACCGAACGTGGTTACGCCAAGGGCGGTGAGTCGAAGGTTAACGAAGCCGGAAACTACACCAAACCGGGTATGCGTAAGTCGTTGTTTAGCTCCATCAAGTCTGGTGGTAAGGGCGGTGCACCGGGTCAGTGGTCGGCCCGTAAAGCCCAGATGCTAGCTTTGCAGTACAAGAGTAAGGGCGGCGGCTACAAGTGAGTGGGCTTGCTAAATCCCAGCAGAGCCTGAAGTCTTGGACCCAGCAGAAGTGGCGGACCAAAAGCGGTAAGCCATCGACGCAAGGGGCTAAGGCGACAGGTGAGCGGTACTTGCCAGAGAACGCTATAAAGTCTTTGTCTTCTGCGGAATATGCAGCGACGACAAAGGCCAAGCGAACTGGTAAGGCTGCGGGTAAGCAGTTTGTTAAGCAACCTAAGTCTATCGCAAATAAGACAAAAGGGTTCAGATAATGGCACTTAAACCAGTCAATACCGGCGCTAATCCCGGACTGTCTAAGCTACCTAC